ATGGTTTCGGGAGCAGGCAGATTCGCGCTTTCTTCCAGCGCGTCGTCCTTGAGCCAGAAGATGTCGAGGTTCACTTTGTCGCGCTTCGTCAGTTCTTCGTAGGTGAAACCCTTGAATCGCTCGGCTTCCTTCCGCTCGTGCCGGTTCTTCGGATTGTAGCACGCGACAAAGTCATCCAGGTCGCTGCGCTTGAGGGTGTTTTCCTTGAGCGTGAAATGCAGGTTCGTGCGCAGGTCGTGGCGGCGATCCTTGACCGCCGCATCATCTGCCCCGTCCACCACATGACCGACTGCTCCGTACTGCTCAACGGGTGCCGCATCCCTGGGCTCCTCGACGAGCAGCGGGCGATCGACGCGACCCTTGCTCGGGGCGACTCATGACCGCCGCCGTGCAGGACACGTTCGACGCCGTCCTAGACGTCGTGGTCCGCGACTGGCGTCCGTCCCGTGTCGAGTCCCGTGAGGCGATCCGCCTCGCCGTCATGAAAGCTGCGACGGCCGAGCACGGGCTCGTCCACATTGCCACCGTCCGCGGCTACCTCCCGAAATGGGTCGTCCCCGCGCAGATCGGCTCCTACACCAACGCGCTCGTCCGGGCCGGGTATCTCAAGCCGACTGGCCGGGTGCGTCCCAACGGTGGGACGGGGGCGCGGAACGCGTCGAAGCCCGCCGAGGTCCGCCGACTCGTCCGCCCCATCCCTCCGGGCGACCTCGACACGCACACGCCCTGACCGTCCCCCATCGATCCAAGGAGATTCTCATGAGTAAGGCCACCGTCTGCGACAACTGCCAGACCGTCGCATCCAACTTCACTGATGTCAGTCCGAACGACGACTGGCTGACCGTCGGATGGTTCCACGGCGCCCAGTATGACGTGTGCTCGGCGGACTGCGCCAAGGACGTCATCGAGAAGATCGTGGCAGCCAGGGTCGAGGTTGACGCCGAGCTCGAAGCCGAGGCCGAGGCCGAAGAGGCCGCGGCGGCGACCTCATGACGATGATCCCGACCCCGACCGGGTACGACCTGCTCGTGAAGATGCGACCTGCCCACCGTGCCCTCACGACCGCCAAGACGGCGCTGCTGAACTTCGAGACCAGGGCGGGCGTCCGTCCCCAGCCGGAGCATGGCGCGCACTGGGCACCGTGCACGGGTGCGGCCGCGTGGCTCGCTGAGGAAGCCGCGCAGGAACGCGAGATCCTCCGCGGCGCACGATGAGCGCCGCCCGGGATGGCGCATCCCTGGTCGCGGCTGAGCGGAGACGCCATGTCGAGGTCGAGGGCTGGACGCCGGAGCACGACGCATCCCTCGCGCCCGACATCCTCGCGCTCGCGGCCATCTGCTACGCGCTACCCGAGCAGGTGCGCGGACGGGCCATCCTCTCGGCCTGGCCTTGGGCGCCCGAGTTCTGGAAGCCGACGCCCGACGATCGGGTGCGCGAGTTGGTCAAGGCCGGAGCGCTCATCGTGGCTGAGATCGACCGGCGCCTCGCCCTGGACGTGACCCGATGAGAGGCGAGGACTTCGCCGTGTCCCTCGACCAGGAGCGCCACGACGAGGGCAACCAGTCGTCCCTCGCAGCCCTCGACGCCCAAGAGACGTGCCTCGAAGACACCATCCGGGCGAGCATCGTCGAGGCGATTCGGGCTGAGCGCCTGACGAACGTGGCCCCGGTCACCGATCAGTGGACCAAGGGTTACAGACTCGGCCTGGAACGCGCCGAGAAGATCGCATCGGGCGTGACCCTGTGACCGATCACCTCGCCGTGGCCCTCGACGCCTTGGACGACGCGCAACTTGCGGTCATGCGAGCCGGGAGCGCGCTCGACGCATCGATAGTCGCACGCGACGTGGCGTGCGTCGCGTACTACGCCGCCTGCGCGGAGATGAACTCGTGACCGCCGACGCCTTCATCCTCGTGATGCCCGATGGGACTGACGACGGTTTTCTGTGGGCCAACGGGCGCGACCTCGCCGCCGCGCAACGCCTATTTGCCCGGCCGCAGCGTTGGTCCACTCTTGAGCGCAAGGGCTTCCGCGTGGAGCCCGTGACCGCCGTCGAACACAGGGCGCGGCTCCTGGCGAGCATCGCGGACCACAAGCGTCTCGACACGGTCGTGTCCTCGTGACCGCGCCGATCGATCACATCGCTGCTGCCCGTGCCGCGCTGGACTGTGCGGGAGGGGGTTCGTTCGGGTCGACCGTCGCGATCATGTGGTGCGCCCGCGCACAAGCACACGCCACCCTCGCCCTCGCTGAGGAGGCCCGGACGGCGAACCTCATCGCCGCGCTCGACTACAACCTCACCTCTCGCGACGAGATCACCGCGCGCCTCTGGCCGTCGTCATGAGCCTCCACGAGATGTCCGAGCTGATCCAGGGGTCGGACGAGTGGCATGACCAGAGGCGCGGCATCGTGACCGCGTCCGTCGTCGGGCAACTCATCACGCCGAAGACGATCCAAGTAGCGGCGAACGTCGAGTCCCGTGCGCTGACCGCGACCTTGGTTGCTGAGCGCATCACCGGCTGGACGGATGACACCTACGTCAGCTTCGACATGATGCGCGGCCATGAGATCGAGCCCATCGTCCGTGACCTGTACGGCAAGCACTACGCGCCCGTCACTGAGATGGGCTTCATGGTCCGCGACGACTGGGGCTACTCGATCGGCTACTCCCCCGATGGCTTGGTCGGAGACGACGGCCTGATCGAGATCAAGTCTCGCCGACCGAAAGAGCACCTGGCGACGATCCTCGCTGACCGGGTGCCGGCCGAGAACATGGCCCAGATCCAGTGCGGCCTGCTCGTCTCCGGCCGCGAGTGGTGCGACTACGTGTCCTACTGCGGCGGCATGCCCCTCTGGGTCAAGCGCGTCTACCCCGACCCGTACTGGCAGGACGCGATTCTCGAGGCCGTCGAGACCTTCGAGCGAGTCGCCGAGCAGATGGTCGCGGAATACCAGAACGCCGTGATCGGACTGGTCATAACCGAACGCACGAACTACGACCAAGAAATGGTGATCTGACCGTGGACATGACCGACAGCATCGCCCCGGTATCAGACCAACTCGACGCGGTCGACCTCCTGACCGGCCCGCGCACGTTCACAATCACGGAGGTCGGCAAGGGTTCCGTCGAGCAGCCCGTAGACATTCACCTCGCCGAGTTCCCGCGCGTGTGGCGCCCGAGCAAGTCGATGCGTCGCGTGCTCGTGGCGGCATGGGGGCCGGACGCCTCTGCCTACGTCGGCCGCCGCGTGACGCTCTACTGCGATGACGCCGTGATGTTCGGCAAGGATCGCGTCGGCGGCACACGGATCTCGCACCTGAGCGACCTCAAGGGCGGCAAGCGGCTGAGCGTCCCCCTGCTGATCTCGCGCGGCAAGAGCGCCATGTTCACCGTCGAGCCGCTCGTCGAAGCCGCACCCACCAAGCCCACGCGCAAGGCTGCCGAGAGTGCCGAACCGACCGTCGCCCAAGTCGCCGCGTGCACGGACGTGGGCGCGCTCAAGGTCATGTACGACGCGGCAGGATCACCCGAGATGCGCGCGCAGATCCGCGCCCGCAAGGCAGAGCTGAACGCGCCCACTCCCGCAGCCGCCCCCGACGATGGTCCTGGCCCGTCCGACGCCGACTGGGACCTCATGGGACAGCCGGCGACCTCGTGAGCGCCGTCGAGCGGCTGGACGAGATCGCGGCGCGTCGAGAGCACCTGGACTGGCCCAAGACCGACGACGTGCGGACCCTGGTCTCCGCCCTCCGCGCCGTGCTCGCGCTGCACCAGCCCAGGCCCTCGACGTCTGCGTGGGACCTGGTGGGGTGGACGACGTGCTCGTGCGGCGCGATGGACGTCTCGTGCCGCATCGACGGCAGCCCGAGCCTCGCGCCTGCCGAGTACCCCTGCCCGACCGTCCGCGCCATCACCGCCGCCCTGGACGTGTCCCCGTGACCGCCGCAGAGATCCGATGGGTTTCGTGCCCTCGCGACGCGTCATGGTCGGCCTCGGAAACTCGGCACCTCGTCCGCCGTGGAGGGATCACGTCAGCGTGTGGCGCGACCGCATCGTCTCCGGATATCTGGCGCAAGAACTCAACGAAGCCGAAGTGCCCTACGTGCGTAGCGACCGACCATGGGGACCTCTCGTGACCGTCACCCAGGTCGTCACCGTCACCACATGCACCGTCGTCGTCGTCGCGCTCACCGCGATGGCGTGGGCTGAGGCTGGCCCCGTCGTCGCGCTCCTGTGCACGGGTGGGC